GCTACGATTTCTGCCAACAACGACAAGAACATTGGTGGGATTATCGCTGGAGTTTACAAGGAAGTTGGTAAGAGTGGTATTGTGACGGTGGAGAGAAGCCAAAGTACAGAGACGTATGCGGAGACTACGCTCGGGTTGAAGATTGACAGGGGGTATTTGAGTCCGTTGTTCATCAATGATCAGAAGAAGGACGAGTGCGTGTACGAGGATGTGATGGTATTGGTGGCTGACATGGAGATTAGCAACATCCTTCAATTGGAGATGGTATTGAAGCCCATCATTCAAGAGAACAAGAAGATTTTATTGATTGCACCGTGCAATGTTAACGTGGTAAACACGTTGGCGGCGAACGTAATGAAGAACAATCTGAAGATTGTGGCTATACAACCACCTAGTTTTGGGTATAAGCAGCACGAGTTGATGCAGGACATCGCTGTGAGTGTGGGTGCAACCTACTATAGCGAGAAGACCGGCGACGATTTGAGCCTGATCAACTACTCGGACCTAGGCCATGCCGCCAAAGTGATCGTCTCAAGCGACAAGACCATTCTCATCAAGTCGTCCTCTCGCTCTAATCAGCAGACAATCGACGAGCGAGTGGCCCAATTGTGGCAATCACACGCACAAGCAGCGAAGAAAGCAGACAAGGATTTCTTGTTAGAGCGTATCGCGTCTCTAACAGGAGGTATTGGAGTGATATATGTGGGTGGAAACACCGACTTGGAGCAGAAGGAGTTGTACGACCGCGTCGATGACGCAGTATGTGCCGTTCGTTCGGCCCTCGAGGAAGGCATTTTGCCGGGTTCTGGGCGCGCTTTGCACCACATTGCTACCCAAGATACCATGTTCTCCTCGATCGTGCCTCACAGCGCAGAGAAATTGGCCGCCATTCACATCCTAAAACAATCCCTACAAGCCCCTCTCGTTCAGATCTTGACCAATGCTGGCATCAGTGTACACTCTGTGTACGATGATGTGACTGAATTCAACATGGGCTACAACTTAAAGACGGGATCACACGGTGATTTGATCAAGATGGGTGTAGTTGACCCGTTGAAGGTAACGCGATGCGCTTTGCAGAACGCCATCAGCGTCGCGGTCACCATTTTATCCACCAATGCAATCGTGACAATGGCACGAGTATACGAACCACAGCCATGAAGCCCATCGGAAAGTACATAGTCATCTCCAACATTGAGGAGGAAGTAAAGACGGACACAGGTCTGTTGTTATCGGCCAGAGATGCTGACGAGTTTAGGTACAAGAAGGCCAAGGTAGTGGCTTCAGGAACGGATGTAACCCACATCAAAGAGGGTGATGTGATCCATTACGACAAGGGTCACTCATTCACGATGGTGATCAGTGGGCATCACTACACGATCATACAGGAGCGGGACGTAGTTATTGTCCTCTAGAGCGGCGTATGCGCTCATTGCGCAGGCGTTCGGCTTCTTGGGCTGCGGCAAACTCGGCCTCTTTCTTTTTATTCTCCTTGATTTCCTCGACCATTGAGGCCATGAAGTTCTTGTAGCGGGTCTCGAGGTAGCGCTTACGGCGTTTTTCCATACGTTGGGTGATGGTGGGAAAGCCATCGCCATTGAGGATGGAGTAGATGTTGTTGATCACGCGCTGTGTTTTGATGGTTACTTCATAGACATCTCGTTTGGCGTACTTGTTTCCGCTTGGGAGTCTTGTGATCCATCCGCGCTCGCATAGACTTTGCAGGCGCTTGACGTTCCAAGGCATGGTCTTCTCGTATTTCTCGAACTGGTAGTTGCTGAAGTACTTTTCATCGTGGATATAGAACAGCACGTCAAGATCATCTTGGTTTAGATTATACTTCATCATGGTGTACTTCCGTACGATCCTCCAGTACTTCATGTAGGAATAGTGTGGGGCATTCATTTAATTAAATTTGATTACATTTGTGATGCAAAAATAACCATACCTATGAAAAAATCACAATCAATGGGCGGATTGCCAAAGGCATCCATGATGAAAGAACCTGCTGCTAAAAAAAGCGCTGGTAAAGTAGTTCCTACAGGCAAAGGTGCAACTGCCAAGTTGATGGCTGGTGCCAAGAAAGCCGCAATGGCCAAGAAAAAAGGTTATTAATCTTTATGGCTAACAAGTCCAAGATGGCGTGCAATCGCCCGGTTCCTTCAGACAGGCCGGGTAAGAAGAAGATGGTCAAGGCATGTGCCGGTGGCACGGAGAAACTCCTGCATTTCGGCAGTGATTTATACGGCCACAATTATAGCGCCGCTGCCCGTAAGTCTTTTAAGGCACGCCATTCTTGCGACACTGCTAGTGACAAGTTAACGCCCAGGTATTGGGCATGTAAGAATTTATGGGCCGGCCCGGGCGGGTCGACCAAGTCATCCCCTAAAGGGATAAAAGGAAAGTACTAATGAAAGACGCTTGCTACAAAAAAGTCAAGGCATCGTACGATGTGTTCCCATCTGCGCGCGCATCGCAGGCGATTGCCAAGTGCAGGAAGGGATCGGGTGCTGTGAACAAAAGCGAAAAGGGGGCAGACCTCAAAAGATGGCAGGCGGAGAAGTGGGTGGACACGAAGAGTGGCAAGGCGTGTGGTGCGGGTGGTAAGAACGAGTACTGCCGTCCGACCAAGAGAGTATCTGCACAGACACCGAAGACCAAATCAGAGATCAGCCCATCGAAATTAGCGGCGAAGAAGGCCGAGAAGAGTAGGGTTGGTATGGGATCGAGGGTATCGAAAGTATAATAGAAAAAAATCTATAAATTTGCAGTATATGGAAAACAACAAAAGCAAAGGATTGGGTGACACTGTGGAGAAAATCACAACTGCCACCGGCATTAAGAAAGTAGTAGAGACCGTGGCTAAGGCGACTGGCAAACCATGTGGTTGTGGTCAGCGCAAGGACGCGTTAAACAGAATATTCCCTTACAATAACGAGAAATAAATGCCGGTCCAATCGCTACAGCACTATCATGGGGCTTTGGTAACTCCTTCCGATACGGAGAGTTTACAACAAAACCTAAGCACGAGCAATCGTAGTAGTTGTCTGTACGTGGGTGTTGGAGGCAACGTGCATATATTGACAGTGGGCGGGGACAACGTCACATTCTTTGGTGTTCCATCAGGGACATTCATTCCTGTACACACATCATGGGTATTTGCAACTGGCACGACTGCGTCGAGCATCATTGCATTGGACATGGTTGGTGGATCAAGCGACGACTGCTACTCTACAGACGTGTGGCAGAACATCAGCATCTTGTGGCAGGACTGGAACACGCACTGGAACGACTGCTTAACATAACTAAGAAAATAATAACATGGGAAATACTTTATTTAATACCACCCCTCAGAACACATACCCGAGTCTGATCAAGATCGGTGATAACCTTCCGCTGTCTGCAACGCTTAGACGCCTGTCAGACGGTAACGGAAACGACTTGCCACTGTTGGTATCTACCATAGGTATCACCAACTATGGTGCGGGCGCAATCACAAGCAATACCGCATTTGGTGCTACTGCATTGGACAGCAACACAACTGGGTCTAATAACACTGCCTACGGACTGAACGCATTGACGGCTAATAGCACAGGCACTACCAACACCGCTATCGGTGCATTGTCGCTTGAGAGCAATACAGCATCCAACAACACCGCATTAGGTTATCGTTCACTTAGGGCAAACACAAGCGGAAGTTACAACGTTGGTGTGGGTGTAGATACGTTGATAGGTAGCACTACAGGAATTAATAACGTTGCTATAGGTGGACTTGCTTTAGAGCAAAACGTAGGTGGAAGTAATAACGTTGCTGTAGGTAGAGATGCTTTATTGTCTAATATAACATCTAATAACACTGCTTTAGGACACGAGGCAGCGAGAGCTAATACGAGTGGGGTGGGTATAACTGCAATCGGTTATCAATCATTAAGAGCAAATACAGGAGGCGTTAGTAATACTGCTCTTGGGTATCAATCGTTACTTAGAAATACAGCAGGTAGTCAAAACGTTGGTGTTGGTCAAGAATCTTTAAGTTTTAACCTTACAGGAAGTAATAATACTGCTTTAGGTAATTATTCGCTTTTATCCAATTCTACAGGTTCAAGTAATACCGCTATTGGTGTAAGTGCTTTATACTTCAACACCGCCTCTAACAACACCGCCGTAGGTTATGAGGCAGGATATAGTGGAACAACCGCTTACGAAATTGTTGCAGTAGGTTATCAAGCCTTGCGTAATTCTACGGGTGCTCAATTATGTGCAGTAGGTTATCAAGCGTTATTTAGCAATACATCGGGGGTAAATAACGAAGCCTTTGGTAATTTTAATCAATACTCAAATACAACGGGTAATGCAAATACGTCACTAGGTAGGGTAAGTTTATATAGTAACGTTAGTGGTTCAAATAATACCTCTATTGGTTTTAGTGCTTTATTCAACAACACCGCATCCAACAACACCGCCGTAGGTTACGAGGCTGGATTTAGTAATACGAGTGGATTATATATAACTGCAATAGGTTTTAGGGCATTAAGAAATTCAACGGGTTCAGAAAATACTGCGATAGGTTACGAATCTTTGACTGCAAATACAACGGGAACATTAAATACTGCGGTTGGTTCGGGTACTAATTCGGGTAATTTTAATGGCTCTTTGCTATTAGGAGTAAATGCAACGGCAACCGCAAACAACCAAGCCGTTTTTGGTAGTGCGGGAGTAAATGCAGGTTCTATCACAACAGAAGTTAACGCTTCATCACAAGTTTGGAACGTTAGAATTAATGGTAACGCTTACAAAATACTTTTAGCCTAAAAATAACTAAATTCGCAATATGACAACATTCACTTGGGCAGTAACTGCCCTTTACACAGAAACAGTAGCTGGAGAACAGGACTACGTAGTGATCGCTAATTACCTGGTATTAGGTGGTGATGGCACTTATGGTGCTGAAATCTCGAACATCGCGCGTTTCTCTACCGAGAACGTAGACAATTTCGTACCATACGAAGACTTAACCGAGGCCACCGTTATCGGATGGATCCAGGCTGAGTTGGGTGTGGACGGAGTAGCAAACATCGAGGCATGCATTCAAGGCCAGATCGACTCTCAGGCAAATCCTCCTGTTGTTCCTGTGAACACCCCATTGCCTTGGGCAACACCCGTAACAAACTAATTAAATCAAATTATATGACACAAGAAAACGCAAAGCAAGTAATCGCAGAAGCCCTGCACATCGCAATCGCCAAAGGTTGCTACGGACTGATCGAAGTTCAGAACATTGTAAAAGCCTTAGAGGTAATCAACGATGTTCCTGTGATTGAGTTCGGAGAAGTTGAGCAGGACTAAGCCAAACCATTAACCAAAACAGAAGGAGCCACACGGCTCCTTTTTTGTGTTTAAAACATATTATTTAAATCCATTATATTTGTATCATGAGTTATCAGAAACTTCAAATCAGTAGAGCAGCCGCTGTAACTCCCAGTGACACGGTAGATATCCCCAGTGTTTCCACTCAAGATGGGACCGGAAACAATGGATGTGTATTGTACGTTGGTGGGTACGGAGATGTTCGTGTATTAACTGCGGGCGGTGACGATGTAACATTTGTTGGGATCAACGGTGGGACATTTGTACCGGTGCAGGTACTTAAGGTTTTCGCAACCAACACGAATGCGACAAACATTGTAGCAATGTGGTAACCGATGCAGATTAGTATATCCAACTTGGTCGGTTCCATGTACCCATTTTACAATGGGGCTGACTACATCATGAACCTATATGTCGACAGGGTAACTGCCGACGGCGGATACTTAGAGGGTGTAGGCTGTGCATTGAACAAACTAAGCGGATACAGTTTACCATCACAATATTCAACACGCGTCCAACTTGACGGCGGCTACCAAGAGGCAGACGTATGTGCAACACGCGCAATACAAGAATTATCTTTATGAGCAATTTATTAGAACAAGCAAGCCTAGTCCTCATCCCGAGCGGATACAAAGAGGATGTAGTGTATAGTGAAATCCCCATTAATGGTGCGGGTGATATGAGTTTCACCAGGGCTAGTAACGGTACCCGGATCAACAGCCAGGGATTGGTAGAGACAGTGCCGTGGAATTTGGTTACATATTCCGAGCAATTTCAAAATGCCGATTGGTTTGGTGGTGGAAATGGTAAGCCAACAATGACCGACAATTTTGCAGAAGCCCCCAACGGGACAATGACCGCATCAAAAATGGAGTCGGCAACCGATGGCTACCAATTGCGACAAAACAACGCCCAAGAAAATACGCAAATGAATTTGAGCGTATGGCTTCGCACCAACACGGGAACAAAAACGATTCAATTATTTTTGAATAACGCAAACACCGCATCACAAAATATCACAGTTACAACCACTTGGACTCGTTACGAAGTAAGTGGACTCGTTACAACTTTGTCGGGTAGTGGGCGTAATGGTTTAAATACATTAGAGGCGTTGACATCGGGGGCTTATATATTAGTTTGGGGATTTCAGTTGAGCGTTGGACTTACCGCCAAACCCTATTTCCCCACAACCGACCGCCTAAATGTACCACGCCTTACATACCAAAATGGGGGCGGGGGGTGTCCGAGTTTGTTGTTGGAGAAGCAGTCAACGAACCTTCAATATTATTCTCAACAATTTGATTTGTGGAGTAATGCAAGTGATTTAACGGTAAGTGCAAATGCCACAACAAGCCCTGATGGTACGCAGAATGCCGATAAATTGAACGAGAATAGTTCCAATGGCTACCATATTATAGGTGATTCCAATTTTAATTCAACTGCGGGAACGACATACACAATGTCTTTTTTTGCCAAAGCGTCTGAAAGGTCATACGCGAGAATTTTAGCCCCCGCATCTTCATATAATACTGATTACGCCTATTTTGATTTAACAAATGGTAGTGTTTCAGTAAGTTCGGGTACGGCTTCAATGCAATCAATGGGCAATGGGTGGTATAGGTGTGTTTGGTCATTGGCTGCGGTTTCAACATCGGGCGGAATAGGTATGTGGATTGGACCAGCACGAAACATGACAGACGCCTACAATACATATACGGGAACAAGCGGAAGCGGGATATTTGTTTACGGCGCACAATTGGAAGCGTCAAGTTATGCCACCTCCTACATCCCCACCACATCATCAAGCGCTACAAGGGTGGCGGATTTAAGCACAAGCGACACCATTCAAACCGCTCAAACATTTGCGGGTGATTTTACTTTCTTTGTTGACTTTGTAAGTTTCACAACAACTGATGCGTTAGGGCCGACAAATCAAATGATAATTGGTGGAGGTAATCAGTCATTGGGGGCAACTTATAAGAGTTATTTTTGGATTACCCAAGGAAGTATTCAATTAACGGGGGATTCAGAAACTTCAATTATTGTGGCAACAAAAACATTTACCGCAAATCAACGCTACAAATTATTAGTCAAAAGAAATGGAACAACTGTAAAAATCTTTTGTGATGGTGTTCAAGTTGGTTCAAGTGCAACAAGTTCATTGAGCATCACAATTCGCTCAATAGGTTGGTCATACTCAAATAATTACAGATTTAACGGATTAATCAATCAAGTAGTTTTATCGGCAACGGGGTTTTCTGATGCTGATTGTCAATCACTCACAACAATTTAAGCAATGACAAAGACCTTCGCAAAATACGAGTTCACCCCAACCGAATGGGCAACCCTTCGCAAACTTATAGAACAAACCACAACCAACCCCGAGGGGGGCGAAACAACCACCTACAAAGATTGTGCGGTTGTAGAGTTGGGATTTTTACCAATTACCCCCGCAGTCCTAAAAGATATGGAGGTTGTAACCCCCGCAGTTTTATCGGATAAGTGGGCGGTAGATATTCTATTTTACACCGAACCACCCGCAGAGTTTACCCCGTTTGAGGTGTGGCCACCGCCAATGGGGATTCATACTTTTTCGGGTGATGACAATTTGTACCTGGTTGGATATTGTGCCAAGTTCCCCGACTCTCCCTATTGTATTAAACCCGATAACCCAACAGAATAATGGCCGTTCCTAAGAAAACCCCCGTCCCTGTCAGTTTTGAACAATTTAAAAAGAATCCAGTTGCGGCCGTGGCTTTTTGCATGCTTGTGGCTGTTAGTTATTTGTATATGGACCTTCGTTCGTCCAATCAAACGCAGATTGACGAGTGCCGCAAAGAGATGGCGGTGCTTCGTGCAGAGCAGAAGCAAGCCTACCGCGCACTGAAGACAGCCGACTCCGCTCTGTCAGCGGCAATTACTGAACTCCGTATAATCAATTCAATGAAAAAATTATGAAACACTTACTCCTGATCTTCACCGGTCTATTTATAACCGGCTATCTGTTTACCGAGTCTTGGGCTGTAGAATCCCCTAAGACAAACGAAATCGATGCGTTGCTAGCCAAGGTATCAAAGAACATAAACAATGCCTCACAGGCCACCGCAATGGCCAAGGAGGTATCGCAGAAGATGGCAGAAGAAAAGGCCAAGGAGAAAGAGCAACTCAAGCAATCAGTAATTGACGCTGTCGCCAAGGTTGAAAAGATGGAAAAGGTGCAAGAGATGTACGCTGCCAAGATGATTGCCAACGGCATCGACACTACCATTGAGGAGATCAAGATGACCGGGCCTGCATACGACGCCTATTTGAACTATGTTGAAGAGGGCGGCAAAGATGACTTTGAATATTTTAGAATGTACTTATGGCGGCAACAAAAGTAAAAAGCAACACGGCATCCTCATGGAAGCCAAAGCCAAAGGTCTCTAGACCCGGCGTTGTTTCCAAGAAGAAGAACTCTTCCTTGAAGACATCCAAAAATTATGTCAAAAAATATAAAGGCCAAGGCAAATGAAAAAGATATTGGAAATTTTTAAGGGAGACAAAGGCGAATTCTCGAGCAAGCGCTTTGTCGGAATCATCGGTGCCTTCGTTTTATTTGGTACCATGGCGCACAACTCAATGTCTCCACAAGAGATAGCCCCAAGCGCTGAACTGGTGGCTGCCGTAGAGTGGGTAACCATTCTGTCGTTGGGCTTCACATCCATTGACAAGTTCAGCGGGAAGAAAACCGAGGAATGAGATACCTGATCATCATACTTCTTCTCTCGTCCTGTTCTGCCCAGTGGCATATCAAGCAGGCGTGCAAGAAGGATCCTGCTATCTGCGCCCCGGATACGCTTACCTTCGTCGACACAATCAAGGTGCATGACTCTTTGTACTTCGAGAAGATCGTAGTCACCAAGGAGATTGACACCATTACCATTGATACCGGTGGCATTCAAGTCAAGGTGATCCGCTACAAGGACACCATCAAGACCATCGTCACTCAAAAACCAAAGACAATCATCAGGACCAAGACCATCACAACCAAGCCAAGATTGATATACAAAGAGCAAGATTATCCTTGGTGGCTTGTAATTGTGGCGGCAATTTTATTTATTTTGCTGATTATTAAACGATAAGACCATGAACCTTACAGAACATTTTTCAATGAAGGAGTTGACTCAAAGTCAGACTGCCATCAAGAACGGGATTCCTAACATCCCCAAAGACCCACAGGTTGTAGCCAACCTAACCCTATTGTGCGAGAAAGTGCTTGAGCCATTGCGCGAAGGCATGAAATGCCCCATCAGAATCAGCAGCGGATACCGCTCACCTGAGTTGAACAAACTCATCGGTGGCGCCAAGGCTAGCCAACACAACATTGGTGAGGCTGTCGACATTGACTTGGACGAGAAGAACGCAGAGTTGTTCTCTTACATCGTGAACAACCTTGACTTCGACCAAATCATTTGGGAGTTCGGAGATGACAAGAACCCTGACTGGGTACACGTATCTTACAAGGCTGCCGGCAACCGCAAGCAATTGTTGAAGGCATTGAAGTTGAATGGCAAGACATCCTACCAAGTGATGGATGCTTCTAAGTTCAAAGCCAAGAAGAAAGCAAGCAAGTAAATTAGTTTAGTCATAGTACATTAGTCCCCCTCCACCAAGGGGGATTTTTGTTTTTAAAAAAGGTATATATTTGTACTAAAATCCAATCAAATGAACTTAACAAAAGAAGAACTAGAAGCAATCCAGCAAATGAATGCTGAGTACAACCGTTTAAGGCTGAACATTTCAGACCTTGAGATGCAAAAACACTCTGTATTGATGATGCTTGATTCCTTGCGTGAGAAATTCTCCAATCACGAAAGGCTGTTGATTGAACGCTACGGTGAGGACGCGGTGATCAACATGAAAACAGGGGAGATAACAAAGAAAGAAAAAGAATAATGGCACCTGCAAAATTTATTGGAATGCTATTCCAATCGCGCGACATGATGCACTTGATGCATCTCAAGACTGAATCCTTTGCCGAGCATAAGGCGCTCAACGCGTACTATGATGGTATCTTGGAGTTCACCGACAGTTTCACTGAGTCGTACTTCGGTTACTACGGGCGTTTGGATATCACAATCCCTCAGTCTACCGCAGAGGATGCTATCACCCACTTGAAGTCATTGGCAAAGACCATCGACGACGAGTACAAGAACTACCCTCATTGCTTGCAGAACATTCTTGATGAGATGTCAGCCCTTATCTACAAAACCTTATACCTATTAACACTTACCTAAGATGAAAATTTCACAGTATAACGTCGACAGTTCCCCGACCGTATCGGATAAATTAATTGGAACAGAAGTATCATCGAGCAACGAAACTAAGAACTATACTATTGGTTCTATTGCTGCCTTATGTGCTAGTGTTTTTGAATTCACTCCTGTGTTGGTTGCTACATCCACCGTAACCCAACTACCCAGTGGTCTTGATAATCCGTTGCAGGTTAGTTTCGGTGCGGCTCAAGGAACATCGGGTGATGCTGTGATGATTGACGCCAATGGCTTGATCACCTTCAACCAAACTGGCTTGTATCTGATCAACGGCTATGGCAATATAGAGCGTCAAGGTTCTTCCGGTGGTGTTACTGTTACTTTGTTCCGCTTCCTGGTGAACGGAGTTCAGTCTGGTAGCACCAAGGGCGTCGAGTTAGATTCTACCGGTGTTATGTTCCCGTATGAATTAACCATACCGATCAACATTACAACCGCTGGTACTACCATGTCTTTCGAGATTATGCGCGACAGTTCAGGCGTAAATAACGGTGGGTTGTACACTCATACCAACTTGGGTGGATGGAGCAATGTGCCATCAGCCGAGATAAGTATCTGGCAACTCCAGTAACATCATTAACAAAATCAAATCTAATCAAATGAAATATGGACATCAGGAAAATAGCGATTGGTCCGGACTACAAGGGGGGTGCTATGCATTATATCGTGGGGCAAAAGGTGCTGAACGATACCAATGAGATACACCTAATCAAGTACGACGAACGTAAGCAATCGATCAAAATTTACATCATCAACCCCAAGCAAGAGGTTGTGCTTTGGAAGGAGTTTTCTTCTACCATCCCTG